GAAGAAGTAATTTAATTTTATTATATTCAACAATATAAATATTCAATAAAGGCAAGAGATGAAATTATTAAATCCCCTAGCACAATCATTCTATGTTGAACATAGTAATGGAATGTTTGTGACTTCTGTTGATTTATATTTTTACGGAAAAGATTCTAACTTGCCCGTTACTATACAACTTCGCCCGATGGAGTTGGGTCAACCCTCAAGAACTGTGTATCCATTTGGTGAGGTTGTAGTTGATCCAAAAGATATTGAATTGACAGAATTTGGAGTTATTCCTACTAGAGTAACATTCCCATCTCCAGTCTATCTGGAAGGGGAAAAGTTTCATTCCTTAGTGATTTCATCAAACTCGGACCAATATTTGGTTTGGATTGCCGAAATGGGTCAAATTGATAGTGGTTCTGATAATACTGTAGTAATTGATAAGCAACCTCTTAATGGAGGACTTTTCAAATCACAAAATTCATCTAGTTGGATAGAAGAACCATATCAAGATTTAAAATTTATTTTATACAGAGCAAATTTCATAAGTTCTTCCGGAAATATTAATTTTTATAATCCAGAGTTGAGCTTTGGTAATGACCAAATAGCAACTCTTCCACAAAATTCTTTAGAGATGACCGCAAAGTCGGTAAGACTTAAAGTAAATCAAGAAATTACTGACGTAGGTTTATCTTTAGGAAACACTTTACTTCAAGATCAAGTAAATGTTTCTGGAGATTATATTGGGTTCGCTGGACCCGCCTCAACAGGATCTTTAAACATAATTAATGGTGGCATTGGTTATGTTGGTCCTGCCACTTACTTAAATCAACAACTCACATCAATAACTGGAACTGGTTTCAATGCTACAGCAGATATTGAAATAAATTCCGAAGGAGTAGCAATTGCTGCTTCAGTAACTTCTGGTGGTAATGGATATGTTGTTGGAGATATTCTTTCAGTTGATACACTTGGCGGAAGCGCATTGGGAAGAAATCTCAGACTTTCATTATCTGCAGTTAGTGGAATCAAAGAACTTATAATTGATAATGTTCAAGGAGACTTTATTGTTGGAACAGGAAAAAGTTTAAAATATCTTGACATCTCTGGAACAGAGCAATTTTTAAATGGAGTTGGATCAAATGTCCAAATAGAAACTGGTGGAGTCACTACTTTAAGCGATGGTCTTAATGTTAAAGTGAATCATAGAAACCATGGAATGCATTCGCCAACAGATAGAGTTGAGTTGACAAATGTTAATAGTGATATTGACCCTGTGAGTTTATCTGTAGACTTCAACAAAAATGAGACTGTTGAAGTTAATCTAACATCAACTACAAACTTCGATACATTTGAAAATCTACCAGTATCAGTAGCAAATCCAGGATATATTAAGGTTAATGGTGAAATTGTCAGTTATACAACAGTTTCTGGAACAAAACTTTCGGGAATAACGAGAGGAATAGATTCTACTCAAGTAGATTCTCATTTTGTTGACGACTTAGTTATTAAATATGAATTAAATGGAGTTTCTTTAAGAAGAATTAATAAAATTCATACTCTAGAAGATGCTACAGTATCCGACCCAATTGGATTGGATTATTATAATATAAAACTAAATATGGCAATTAATGGTGTTGATAGAACTGACGGAACTTCCAATAAAAAACTTTATGTAAATGAAACAAAATCTACTGGAGGAAGTTTTGCCAATGCCACTCAAAATATCCAGTACAGTTCAGTAAGACCAATAATTCAAACTTTGACTTTGACGGGAACTAACATATCTCCTTCAATAAGAACTGTTTCGGGAAGAAGTATTGATGGAAATGAACCATCTTTCCAAGACCAAGGATTTGAACCAATAAACTTAGAATCAAATAACTATTTTAATTCTCCAAGAGCTTTATTCTCAAAACTTAACGAATCTACAGGTCTTACAAACATTCCTGGAAGGAAATCGATAAATGTAAAAATGGATCTGACAACAACTGATGGATACATTTCCCCAGTAATTGATCTCGATAGAGTAGCACTGGTTTTATCTTCAAACAGAGTAAATAACAGAATTACAAATTACGCAACTGATAATAGAGTATCTTCTTTAAATAATGACCCATCTTCGTTCATATACGCATCAAAAACTATCGAATTAGAAGTTCCAGCAACTTCAATAAAACTCTTATGTACTGCTTATGTAAATACCTTTAGTGACTTAAGAGCATTTTATGCCATACAAAATGACCCATATGAAGATCCAATATATCTTCCATTCCCAGGTTTTAACAACATTGATAGTTTAGGTCAAACTATTGATGAGTCATTGTCGGACGGAACTCCTGATAGAAGAGTTCCTAAAGTTGACTTCTTGACGGTAGATAGTCCCATCAGCGCTTTCAAAGAATATGAGTTTACTGAAAACAATATTGAATCTTTTAAATATTTTACAGTTAAACTTATTGGAACTTCAACCAATCAAGCATATCCACCAAGAATTAAAGATTTAAGAGTCATTGCTACAGCATAATGAAAAAAGTAAAAGATAATTTAAGTTTATTGAGAGATGAAAATAACAATGCGATTGTAAATACAAATCATTCAGAATATCAAAATTACATAAACTTAAAAAGAAATAATAAGAACAAAAACAAAAAAATAGAAGATATTGAAAATGAAATGGTTGAAATGAAGAATAGTATTGATGAAATAAAATCAATGCTTTCTTCATTAATGAACAATATTAAATGATAGATATTATAAGGAAGTAATTACTAAAAATAATGGCAAAACCATCATCTAGACAAGAGTTAATAAATTACTGCAAAAGACAACTGGGTGCTCCAGTTTTGGAAATTAACGTTGCCGACGAACAGATAGACGATCTTGTTGACGATGCGGTTCAACTCTTCCAAGAAAGACATTTTGACGGAGTTATACAAACATATTTAAAATATAAAATAACTGATGATGATGTTTCTAGAGGTAGAGCATTAAGTGGTGGTGTAGGAATCGCAACTACTTCAGCAACTTCGACAACCGGAGTTACTTCAAATTATGAAGAAAATTCAAATTATATCGAAATACCAGATCATATAATTGGGGTGAATAAAATATTTAAATTTGATGGAAATAATACTGTCACTAACAATATGTTTAGTGTAAAGTATCAACTTTATTTCAACGATCTTTATTATTGGAATTCGATCGATTTATTATCATATTCAATGACAAAAACATATCTTTCAGACATTGATTTTCTTTTAACTACAGACAAACAAATAAGATACAATAGAAGGCAAGATAGATTGTATATTGATGTTGATTGGGATGATGTTAGTGCTGGTGAGTATTTAATCATTGATTGTTGGAGGGCATTGGATCCAAAAACATTTTCTGGTGTTTGGAACGATTCTTTTCTTAAAAAATATTTGACCGCACTAATAAAGCGTCAGTGGGGAATGAATTTAATTAAGTTTCAAGGAGTTAAACTTCCCGGAGGGATTGAGTTTAATGGTAGACAGATATATGACGATGCCCAAAGAGAATTGGATATTCTTATAGAAAGAATGTCATATGATAATGAAATTCCACCTTTAGATATGATTGGGTAATTAAAATGTTAAATCCATTTTTTCTTCAGGGTTCCAGCGGAGAGCAAAATCTTGTACAAGATTTAATAAATGAACAAATACGAATGTATGGCATTGAAGTTTATTACATGCCAAGAAAGTATTTGACAACAAATACTGTTATTAGAGAAGTTATTGAATCTAAGTTTGATGGAGCATATCCCATAGAAGCGTATGTTTCATCTTATGATGGATATGGTGGTCAAGGAACAATACTTTCCAAATTTGGAATTCAGGATATTGACGATTTAACTTTAGTTATATCAAAAGAAAGATTTGAAAATTATATAAGTCCATTATTGGAGGATCTTCCTGGAGTAGAATTGACTACAAGACCAAAAGAAGGAGACTTAATATATTTCCCACTGGGAGATAGAGTTTTTGAAATAAAATATGTAGAGCATGAGAGTCCATTCTACCAACTACAAAAGAATTATGTTTATGAGTTAAGGTGCGAACTCTTTAGATATGGTGATGAAATAGTAGATACTTCTGTTGGAGAGATTGATGATAATTTTGTCGATCAAGCATATACACAAACTTTTAAAATGGTTGGACTTGGTTCAACTGCTGTTGCTTCTGTAGCAAGCATATTTGATGGTGCCGTTACCAAATTTAATGTAACAAATAGGGGTAATGGATATACATCAGCACCTACAGTAACAGTATCAAAGTCTCCAGGAACTATTGCGGTAGGAATAGCAACTTTAATAACAGGACTTTTCGATTTTTGTTCTGATTCTCCAGAGTCTTCAAAGGTCCAAGGAATTGAATTGACAAATCCAGGTAGTGGATATACAGTTGCCCCAATGGTAGCACTTTTTGGTGGCAAAGGATCTGGAGCAGAAGCAACCGCATCAATAGCAGATGGTGTACTTGGCGCAATAACAATATCTAGCGGTGGTTCTGGATATGTAAGTCCTCCAACAGTTACTATTGTAGGTTCTGCTACTACAGAAGCTGTTGCTGTGGCACAAATAACAAATGGCACAGTTACTTCAATAAGATATCTGAATGCCGGAGTAGGATATACTCAAGCACCAACAATACAAATATCTTCGCCATATCTTGTTGGAGTAGGAACTTATCAATTCAATGAAGTAGTAATTGGTTCTTCAAGTAGCACTACAGCATATGTAGAATCTTGGAATGTTACTACAGGGAATCTTGAACTTAAGAATCTTGATGGGGAATTTGTAATAGGTGATATAATTGTAGGTCAAACTTCGGGAGCGAACTATAAAGTCATTTCTATAAATACCGATGATACTGATGATGCTTATGCTGATAATATAGATATTGAGACAGAAGCAGACCAGATATTAGATTTTTCAGAGAAAAATCCATTTGGAACTCCTTAAATAGTTAAATAGTCAATACAGGAAAAAAATATATGTTTGAATATTTTTATAACGAAATAATTAGAAAAACTGTAATTGGATTTGGAACTCTTTTTAATGGAATACAAATTCAAAGAAAAGATTCTTCAAATAATGTATTTTCTATTGTAGAAGTTCCAATTGCTTATGGTCCAACACAAAAATTCTTGGCAAGGTTAGAGCAATCACCAGACTTAAATAAGCCTGTACAAATAACTTTACCAAGACTCTCTTTTGAAATGGTTGGTCTCAACTATGATCCAACCAGAAAGGTAAATCCCATACAAACATTTGTATCTTCTACCAATAGTGACTCTACTGATATGAGAGTCACTTATATGCCAGTTCCTTACAATGTATCATTTGAATTGTCTATTATGACAAAAAGTAATGATGATATGCTCCAAATAGTTGAGCAAATACTTCCATATTTCCAACCATCATATACAATATCAATTGATCTCGTTGAATTGATTGGAGAAAAACGAGACATTCCAATTACTTTAGATAATATTGTAATGGACGACTCTTATGAGGGAGATTTTAGCACAAGAAGAGCTTTAATTTATACTTTAAGATTTACAGCAAAAACTTACATCTTTGGTCCAACTTCTTCTTCTGCAAGCAAAGATATTGTCAAAAAGGTCAGTATTGGTTATGCTGCTGGACATCCTTCATCTGCACCAACAAGAGATGTTACTTATAGAGTTGAACCTCAAGCAACTAAGAGTTATACGGATAATGTGGTGACTACACTTTCCGAAGATATTAAGTTGGAAACCACAATCTTTGAAGTTGCAGATGCTTCATCTATTCCAAAAGACTCTTATATTACAATTGATACAGAGACTTTCTATGTAAAATCTAAGAGTTCTAATAAGTTGACTGTAAGAAGAGGAGAATATGGAACTCCAATATCACTTCATGTATCAGGATCTTCTATAAGTGCTATAACTTCTTCTGACAATGCTTATGTCGAAGTTGGCGACAACTTTGGGTTTGATGATGGGTTTATTTGAATATGAAAAATAAATTTGATGATTTGGATGAAACTTTTAATGTAGAAGAAACTATGAAACCAGTAGTAGAAGTTGAAAGTATTAATGTAGATAGTTCAATAGACAAGTTTGAAAAAATATCAGATGATATCAAAAAAGACTATGAATATAGTAGAGGAAATCTTTACTCCATTATAGAAAAGGGGCAAGAAGCACTTAATGGTGTTATAGAACTTGCTCAAGAAACTGAGATGCCAAGAGCATATGAAGTTGCTGGACAGTTAATCAAAAGCGTCTCTGACGCTACTGAAAAGTTAATTGACTTACAGAAAAAACTAAAAGATATTCAGTCTGAAGACAATAAGAAAGGTCCAACAAGTGTTACAAACAATGCTTTGTTTATAGGTTCTACTGCTGAACTCAGTAAGTTGCTTAAGCAACAAAAAGATGATGATGAATAAATAGTAAAACGGAAGACTTTTATAGATAAATGAATAACCCATTAAAAGATCCAAAAAATCAAATCAAAAGATCTACAGGTGCTGGTGCTCTTACTCCAACTGCAGCAAAAGAGTTGGGACCAAAAGCAGTAGAGCTTCAAAAGAAAAAAGCTGCTTCCGTAGATTTACCGAAAGTAAAAAAAGAAGAGGTCATGCTTGTAGATAAGATTCTTCAAGAAATTGGAGAAGAAAAAAAGGGTCTTTGGGCAAATATTCATGCTAAGAGAAAGCGTGGAGAAAAACCAGCAAAACCTGGCGATAAAGATTATCCAAAAACATTAAATGTTGAGGGTATTGAGCAGGCTAGAGATAATGTTGGTGCCGACAAGTGCTGGAAAGGCAAAAAACTTGGTACACCCAAAACTAAAATGAAGGGTGGAAAAGAAGTTCCAAACTGCGTTCCTGAAGAGGTAGTTGCGGAAACTTGTGGTTGCGAAACCAAAAAGCATGGTGGAGATGCTGGAAAGCCTGGAAAAAATAAAAACTATGTAAAAGAAATTGAAGAATCAGTAAGAATGCCAGCAAAAAGTGGAAACATTTATTATGTAATGGTTTCCTGGAGAGGAAAGGTTTATTCCATTCAAATGTTCTTCCCATATTCCAATCGTCCATCGAGACAGGATATTCAA